CCCGCGCTCGCGGCCCCCGCCACCCCCGAGCCGATCACCGCGCAGGTGACCAAGGCGACCAGCTCGTCCCGCCAGACCTCGAGTGAGGTCGCCGTCGAGGGCACCTGGCAGACCCCGCGCCTGACGGTCGGCTCTACCCTCACCGTGGCCAGCGTCGACGGCGGCTTCAACTGGAGGGCAAACTTCCCGTTCACGCTGGACGACGGCACCCGGATTGGCGAGTGCGTCGCCGATCAGGCGACCCTCATCTGCACGGTGACGGAGGTCCCCGAAGCATGGGCGGCGAAGCAGGACGTGTCCGGCACGTTCCGCGCCCGCGCGCAGCTCACCGATAAGGCTGTGGGCACCGACTCGACCAGCATCACCCTGAACGGCGAAACCGTTCGCACGCTCGTGTGGGGCGACCGTGAGGGCACCGGCACGTGCAGCAACGACTGCACCGGCCCGGCACACTACGAGTACGCACGACCGGAAACGGTCAAGTTTGGATTCACGAACCGCGACGGCAGCATCGGGTGGGGCATCCAGTGGAAGATCGACCCCGGCGTCGAGTACACGATCACCGACGAGACCAACACCCTGCACACGGCTGTCAAGTGCAGCACCGGCCCGACCTGGGCACCGGACACGACGAGCTGGACGGACGGCAAGCTCGACGACACGAAGCACACCCTGACCTTCACTCCCCCGACCGGCGCGCTCACATGCGTGACCTACCCCGATGCGACCCAGCCCATCGAAGGCCAGACCACTTACACGAACAAGGCGACGATCAACGGTGCGTCTCTCGAGGCCACCGCGACTGTGAAGGCCGCCGGCGGCACCGACGGTGACGGGTCGGTGAAGCCGAAGCCGACCCCGGCCCCCGAGCCGTCCACGGAGCCCACGCCCGAGCCGGTGCCCGTGCCCACGCACGCAACCCCGAAGCCCGAACCCAAGGCCGTGCAGCCCACCCCCGCCCCGCAGGAGCGCCTCGCAAAGACCGGCGCGACCCTCGACGGCATCAAGTACGCGGTCGCCACCTTCGCGCTGGGCGTCCTGATTACCGCCGCCGGATATGGCATCAACCGCCGCTACCTGGGAGGCAACGGACGATGACCACCAACGACCAGGAGCAGCTCATCCCGCTTGAACTCACCCTCTATGACCTGACCTGGCTGCGCGCTTTCCTAAACCAGGAACGAGGCGCCGCCGAGGTCGATCGCCAGAAAGCCAGGGACAGCCTCCACACCATCCTGGCTACCCGCGCAGCGGTGCAAGTGCTTAGCCATGAAATCGAGACGATGACGGGAATCATCGACGAAATCTGCAGGCTGATCGATGCCAATGACGCGCACGAATCTCGCGCAAGGCAGTGCGCCGCGACGCCGCCCGCCGCCTAACCCCGCCCGTGTGGGGGTCGCCCAGTGCTGGCAGCCCGGCGGCCCCCACCCTCCTAATCAACCAAAGGACAAAAAACCATGCGATACGTGCCCGCCTACACCAAGGCCGCCGCAACCATCTACCACCTGGCCGCCGCCGCATCCGTAACCAACGGCGTCCTCGCCATGCTCCTCGCCATCTACGAGCGAAACGTCGCCGCCGGCCTCCTCGCACTCATCCCCACTGCTTGCGGTATCGCCCTCGGCAGCGCCGTCATAGGCCGCGAAGAAACGCAGGGAGGCGACGCAGAATGACGATCCGTAAGGCCCCGATCCCCAGCAAGACACGGATCGGCGCACACAAGCCACTGTTCTTGCGCATCACGACGCCCGCCGAGCGGCGTCACATTCAGACACACCCCGGCGAAACGTTCCTCCTCCCGAACGAGGACAGCGAGACCGGAGGCTGGCCACGACGCGCCGTCGACACGATTCGAGCCTACGCGAACAGCCTCAACAAGTACGGCACCTTCTGGGTCGTCGACTCCCGATCCGACGGGCAAGGCGGCGTCCTCGTTTGGCTCTCCTGGGACCCCAACGAAGCGAAGCGCCGCCGGGGCATGAAGCGACGCAGGAGGGGCCAGGAATGAACACCTGCAAGCTGTGCGGCGCCGCCCCCACCCTACCTACTCACAACGTGTGTGAGAAATGCGCTTACGCGATTGACAAGAGATTGAACGACTGGATCGCGAGCCCCTCACTCGACGACACCGAAAGGACCACTAACGATGACATCGGCCGAAGTCGCTAAGACTCGCGGTAAGGCAGCCGCGAAAACCACCAGCCAGGCGCTCGCACCAACGCCTGGGTTCTCGTACATCGCCGCCGGCCTACAGGAGCGCGCCGACTACATTGCCCGCCTGGCGCCCTCGACGATCCTCCCCACTGCCTACAGGGGCAACGCGGCAAACGCGTTCGTCGCCGCCGAAACCGGAGCCGCCCTCGGCCTCGAACCCCTCCAGGCCCTCGCCTCTATCGCCGTCATCAACGGAAGGGCGACCCTGTCCTCGGACCTCATGGCCGCCGTGATCCGCCGCGCGGGCCACACGCTCAGGATCGTGGAGAACAGCCCTGAGTCTGTGACTGCGACGCTGATCCGCGCAGATGACAAGACGTTCAAATTCGAGGTCACCTGGGATAAGGACAAGGCCACCAAGGCCGGCCTGTGGGGACAGCGAGGCCCATGGTCGCAGTACCCGACGCAGATGCTACGTGCCCGCGCAATTACCGAGGTCGCACGTCAGGGCGCGTCAGAAGCGCTCATGGGCATGATCTACAGTCCCGAGGACTTCGGGGCGACGATCACCGACACGGGCGAGGTCATCGAAGCTGAGATCGTGAACGAGGCCCCGGCCCCCGCCCCGGCGAAGCCCAAGGCCCGCCAGAGGCCCGCGGCGGCACCCGCGCAGCCCGCCCCCCTCGACAAGCCCCTCACGCCCGCGCAGGCAAGCGTCATGAAAGGCCTCGACATCCTCAGCTTCACGCAGGACGCTTACACCGCCTTGTGCAAGCGGTGCCTCGGCCAGATCGTCGCCGTCAACGCCCTCAACGACGAACAAGCCGCAACCCTCCACACTGAGCTGCTCGCAATCTACAACAGCACCCAGACCCCCGCCCCCGAGCCCGAGCCGGTCGCCGACGCCGAAATCATCGACAACCAGCAGGCCCCCATCTTCGACTACGACGACACCGACCCGAACGGAGGCGCAGCGTGAACGCAATCGACCTGTACGAAGGCATCACCCTCCACCAAGGCGACTGCAGGGACATCATGCGCGAATATCCCGACCAGCACTTCGACGCCGTCATCACCGACCCGCCGTACGGAATCAGCTTCAGGGGCGAAAAATGGGACACGGCAACCCCGCGTGGTTTCCAGGCGTGGGCGCAGTCATGGGGTGAGGAGGCGCTGCGTGTCCTCAAGCCCGGCGGCTACCTGCTCGCTTTCAGCGCGACACGCACCTACCACCGGCTAACGAGCGGCCTCGAGGACGCCGGATTCGAGATCCGCGACGCTATGGCATGGATCCGCGCCGACGGTAAGCCCGCCGGAATGGACATCGCCGCATCAATCGACCGCGGCGCCATGCAAACCCGAGACACGCTCCTACGCTTCACGTCCTGGCTGCGCTCGACTGGAATCACCTGCAAACAGGTCAACCAGGCGACCAACTCATTCATGGGCTCGCACTACCTGACCCAAGCGAAACAGCCCGCGATTCCGACGCGTGCGCATTGGGACTCGCTGCTCCCTCTACTCGAGGGAACAACGATCCCAGGATGGGTGACGGACCTCGTTAACGACACCCACACCGCGAACGTGCTCACAGAGCGCGAAGGACGAGACGTGCGCGCCATAGACACGGAAGGCACCGCCACTGGCATGGCTTCACGAAACGTGAAAAACGCGGGTGAACCGATCCGCGAGGAGGCTAAAGCATGGGCCGGATGGGGCCTTGGGCTTAAACCAGCCTGGGAACCCATCGTCGTCGCCCGTCGACCTGTAGAATGTGCCTCCACCACTGCGAACGTCGTCAAACACGGAGTCGGGGCGCTGAACATTCAGGCGGCCGCGGATTGGAACGACGGCCTATACCCCCCGAACCTACTCATGGGTGAACGGGCCATGACCGCCGCTGTGGAGCAGGGCGCCCCCGACCACGTGTGGCCAGTGTTCCGGTACCAGCCCAAGGCCCCCACAAGCGAACGCCCAAAGGCGGGGGGGGTACAGCACGTCACCGTGAAACCCCTCGAGCTCATGCGGTACCTGATCCGACTGGTCGTGCGCCCTGGCTCGCTGATCCTCGAACCGTTCGCCGGGTCGGGAACGACCCTGCAGGCGGCGGCCATGGAGAACACGCGCGCGGTCGGCTGCGAACTCGACGACCGATACATCCCACTCATCAAAGAACGCTTCAAGCACGGCATCGAAGCACCCCTCGTCCTGTCCGGACTGGACGGTGACGCAGCATGACCCCCACATGGCCCCCAAAACCACGCTACAACACCAAGAATCTACGCGAAGCCGTCAACGCCCGCGCGCAGGCCGACGCGCTCGCGGACTTCGTAGCAGCCGCCTACAAGAGCAGCCGCGAGGCCATCGAGCGCCTGCAGATCATGCGCGACGCAATCGAGAAGGCCCTCGCGGACATCGACAGCCTGCACGCCAGCCACACCGCCGACGTCAGTAACGCGCACCTGACGAACATCCGCGACGACCTCGCAGCCATCCTCGACGAAAGCGACCGACCATGACGGCCATCGGGAGCCTGTTCACAGGCTACGGCGGCCTCGACATGGGCGTCGCCATGGCCGTGGACCCTGACGCGCGGGTCGCCTGGACCAGCGACGTTGAACCCGGCCCCTGCAAGCTCGCCGCCGTCAGGTGGCCCGACACCCCCAACCTGGGCGACATCACACAGATCAACTGGGTAGACGTGGAGCCCGTGGACATCATTTGCGGCGGTAGCCCCTGCCAGGATCTCAGCCTTGCAGGCAAACGCGCGGGCATGGCATCGGGCACCCGGTCGGGCCTGTGGGAATCCATGGCCGCCGCCGTCGAAACCATCAGACCCCGCCTCGTGGTGTGGGAGAACGTTTTAGGAGCATTAAGTGCGAGGGCCTATAGCCCGGTGGGACAAGAGCCGGGAATGCTGGGAAACGAATCAACTGGACCTCTTGTCCGGGCGGCAGGCCGTGTGGTCGGAGACTTGGCCAGCCTCGGGTATAGCTGTGCTTGGCGAGTTGTACGAGCTTCCGACGTGGGCGCACCCCACCAGCGAGCCAGATTCTTCCTTATTGGCTACCCCGACGGCGAACCTTGGGGCGTGCGGCGGCCCGCAAGACCCCGCAAAGCGCAGGGAGGGTGGCCATTCAGTGAGTCTGCAGGATCAGGTGTCGGCGCTCTAATGCCGACCCCGACCGCGTCGGACCACAAGGCAGGCAACTACCAGGACGGCACCGGGCACAGCCTCACGCAGGCAGTGCAACTCCTACCGACGCCGCAGGCGGTGAACGCTTCCCGGTCGTCCGCCGGATACGGGCCGAACCTCCACGAAGTAGCAACCGCACTCCTGCCAACGCCATCCGCATCCGACGCTGTTTTTGGATTGCCCCGCACGTCGGGCCGCCCGCCCGAGAAATCAACGAAGCTCGCAACACGCCTCGAATACACCGACTATGGGGACTACGCGGCGGCTATTGCCCGGTGGGAGAAGGTCACGGGTCGGGCCGCACCCCCACCCACCACCCCACCCCGACGCGAAGGCGGCAAACTGCAGCTATCCGCACGCTTCGTCGAATGGATGATGGGCCTACCTGACGGGCACGTCACCGGCCCCGACCTGGCCCTTCCCCGCGAGCATCAGCTGCGACTCCTCGGCAATGGGGTCGTGCCTCAGCAAGCCGCCCTAGCGGTGCGGCAACTAACACAGACTGTAAGGAAGTTTGACAGATGAACATGCAAGATCCGCTGGCTGGCCTCGACGGCGTGCGCACCTACCAGGAGCGCGTCATGGTGCGCGCCGTGCGCCTCACCCGCGACAACGCGGACGCGATTGCAAAGATCGCCCGCAAGACGGTCGAATGCACCGATTACGGCTTGATCTACCTGACCGGGCCAGGCGACGCCGTGTGGGCCATTGAGGACGACATGATCGTCGCCACCCCCGGACGGATGCGCGTCTCAAACCGCACCGCCTCGGACTTCCGCGCCTGGTACACGCACCCCGGCCAGCCGATCAGCGAGGAAGACCTCTCATGAGTTTTTACGCCTACAGACTTACGGGCGACCCCGAGGCCGACACCAAAGCCCTGAAAGCATGGGGCCTTGACGTGACCGTCACCACCGCGAACGTGGGGCTCGCCGTCGTAATCGACGATCCGCTGCGCTGGGGAAGTTGCTCAGGGCTTCGGCATCTCGCGCGGGTCGGTGATCTTGTGCATTTCTGCACGAACATACGAACCCCAACGCACATCAGGATCGCTAAAGAAATCACCGCCGACGATGCGCCCAAGGATGGGGAGGAATGATGACCACCGAACTGACCATCGGCGCAATTAACCCCGGCTACGGGGGCCTCCCTATCGGCGTGTCAGCCGCGCTGGGCGGCGCACAGCTCGCCTGGCACGCACACCCCGGCCAGGAGGCCGACTGCCCCGCCCGCACGGTCATGCGCTACCACCACCCGCACGCTGGCGCTCACACCGTCATCAACGCGATCCCCCCGATGGTGGACGTGCTGACTGTCAACTGCTATGACGACGGGCTGGTATCCGCCGGTGCGCTGATCGGCGCGGGCTACAAGCCGCCGCTCGTCATCGTCGAGACCGAAAGCCGACGCAGCGCAGCCGTGCCGATCTGTGAGCACCTGCGCAGCCGTGGCTACCGTGCGGCCTGGCAGACAACGCGCGCGTCCGATGTGGGTGCCCCTCACCGCCGCCCGCGCGTGTACGTGATCGCCGTCCGCAAGGACTGTGAAACGCCGGGCATCAACGCCGCGTATCTCGATTCCGTCCCATGGACGGGCAGCATGTGGCCCACCCCCAGCGCGTATGACACGCACCTCGACGTTGACGCTTATAGGTGGTCGCTGGCAGACCAGGAGGGCCAGGCCGACAGCCGAGCGCTCGAGCACTGGGAGAAGGTCACGGGCGAGCGGTACCCCTACCCGTTTTACACGCTTGATCCCCCCAGGGGCCTGTCGCGCCTGTCCATCGGATTCGTCGAGTGGATGATGGGCCTCCCCGTGGGCTACGTGTCCACGCCGAGCCTACGGCTATCGCACGACGACCGTATGAGCCTCCTCTACTCGGGGACGGTGCCCCTGCAGGCCGCGCACGCGGTTGTCAAGGGAGTCGCGAATGTTTGACATCCTCCGTATGACGCGGCGACGCAGCCGCGGGCAAATCACCTGCGACATGTGCGGTACTCGTGTTCCCCGTGGTGTCAAGTATGACCGTATAGAGATCCCCGACATGGGCACCATCGTGACCACGCGCGTGTGTGACGACTGTGTTGAGTGCGCTTTCCTGTGCATGGGCGACGCTGGGTTTGCGCCGTGGGAGGACGGGGTCACCGCCGAGGACATTCTCGAATGGGCGCGCTACTCCACCGACGAGGCGGCTGCCCGCTACCTGCAACGCCGCCAGTGTGCCGAGACGGTGGAGCCATGACACGGCACACGCTCACGATCCAGGTTCACAAGGCCATATGGCTAACTGCGAACCAGCGGCTCCACTGGTCGACGCGGATGCGCCGCACGCGGATGCTCCGAGCCTACGCAGCCAGCGAGGCCCGCATCCACGGCCTGGCAGGCCGCCGCCTCGGCCCGTCCGTCGTCACAGTCGTGATCGGCTACCCCACCACAGGCCGCGCAGACCCCACCAACGCCGCGCCCACCCTGACGGCGACCGCCGACGGGCCCGTGGCCGCCCACCGCCGGGACCCCGCCGC